CATCACCACCCGTTGTTCGAGCAGCGACTTGGTTCCGTATTTCGCAGTCATCTGATTGACGTAACTGGTGTAGACAAACACGTCGTCGATCATCTTGTAATCGACAGCGATGTTGTTGAACTCCATGCCAAGCATTTGACGAATATCAAAACCAAGCCGCAAGACGAATTCACCGAGACCGTGTGCAGCAGTACCACGTTCAGCAGATGGATTGGATTGCTCGGGGTAACCCTGACTCATCCTCACGCTGGCTGGACAAGCGTCCTCAATCCAACGATGACTCCCGCTAAACGAGAATTTACTGTGTGCGCTCGGTGCCATGGTCGTTAACCTTTCAGTGCAGCCAGAACTGGTTCCCACTCGTTCGACCACTTCGCCACTTCGACGTAAGCGTCGTAGAGCTTGGCAAACGGGATGGTTGCCGGGTCATCACCTTCACCGTCGTTATTGCTGACGTAGTAGGCAAGACCTTCTTCAACAGCCTGTGCATGTTCAGTGCCTTCAGCCATGCCACGCAGGTCAGCGAATTCTTTGACCATGTTCTTCAGGTTTTCTTCCCATTTCTCCAGGTCTTTCAGTACGTCGGCTGCTTCTTCGATGGTCACAGACCCGAACTGGTCATAACCGCGAGGTGCGAGAACACCAGCGATAACCAGGTCATAGTCGACACCCATGTCATTGATCAGGACGTTGCTCAGACGAGCAGCATTGACAGTCGGACCAGCGTCTTCAGCTTTCGGCGGTGCAGGAGGGACACCCGGTTTAGCTGGAGCAGCAGGTGGTGCAGGAGGGACACCTGGTTTAGCCGGAGCCGCTGGTGTTGCTGGAACGGTGGTCGTGGTGGGTGCGGCGACCTGATACTCAGCGATAATCTGAGCAGCCAGTTCTTTGTCGACACCCTTTTTCAGCGACCAGGTTCCGTCAGCATTCTTGCGCTTGGTGCCAGCGTGGATGCGCTCATCCCACGGGATACCGTTTTTGTCGAGTTCGACGGTAGTCACTGTCACACCAGCTTCAGTCTGCTCGGTGACCAGTGCGGTGTCAGTGTTGTTTTCGATAGTCACGGAAACGGGCTGACCGTTCTCCAGCTTATCCAGTCGTGCATTCAGAGTGTCAAGTCGTGCCAGCAGTTGTTCGAGAAGTCCCATGATTTTCTTTCCTCAGTTAGTCGTTGTTGACGTGACTAACTCTATCATCCGAAAATCGAAAGTAAAGCCCTTTCGCAAAAAATTTTACGATGCTATGATTATGTCCAGTTAATCAGGAGGTGCTTATGCCTCAGTCATACCGTGATAAACTCGTCCGATACGTCTGCTGCCACCGAAGGTGTAGTGTCATTGAAGCCGAGCGATATCTGAACCAGAGTTGTCTGGGCTGGGTGAAGTCAGACCCTCCGGTGGCAACGTTGATAACAGTAGAGAAGGAAATTGATGATGAGTCAGAAGAATCGTGACCACGGTTATTATTGGGTTTGTTTCAACGGCAAATGGCGTATCGCAAGATGGCAAGGTGGTTGGATAGCAGAAGGTTTTGAATTGATGAGACCTGACTGTTTTTGGCAATCCATCGACGAGCGCCGCATCACCAGAGAGGAACCCACTGAATGATAACTCTCCGACCTCACCAAGTCGGTGCTATCGCTGCTGTGGACACAGCACTGTCCCAGGTATACCGGGCGGTGCTGTGTGTGCTTCCCACCGGCGCAGGTAAATCGCTCTGTCTGGCTGAGTATGCTCGACGCTGCTATCAACGACGCGAACCCTGTGTCATCTTCGCTCACCGTGACGTGCTGATCTCTCAGCTCTCCGAGGCGCTGTGTAAGACAGGAGTTCCTCATACCTTCGTCTGCTCAGACAAGGCTCGTCGAGACATCACAAACAACAACCTGGAGTTGTTCGGGGATAGCTACTGGGAGCCGACCAGTCCGGTCATTGTGTCATCGACCCCTACGTTTAATGCTCGACTTCGTGACGGTAAGCTGAACCCTCAGTTTTTAGAGTCGGTTCTCTGGTGGCTACAGGATGAGTGTCATCACACCATATCAGGGAACCAGTGGCACACCTGCCTATCGTCAATGCCGAATGCTCGCGGTATCGGATTCACTGCGACTCCCATCCGTGGCGACAAAAAGGGACTTGGTTCACATGCTGACGGGATATTCGACCATTTATCCTGCACCGTGAACATGTGGGACCTCATCAAAGCCGGGATGCTGTGTCCCTATAAAATATACGCTCACGGTCGCATTGACATCACCGGGATCAAGAAAGACAAGAATGGTGACCTGAACACCAAGCAATTACGAATTAAGACTAAAGAAGCTGACATTACAGGTAACGCTGTTCGTGAGTACAAACACCATCTGAACGGTAAACCTGTTATCACATTTTGCATCAACATCGAACACGCCAAGGAAGTTGCTGACGAGTTCAATGCTGCCGGGATACCGTCCATAGCCGTCAGCTCGAAACAACCTCTGGCTGAACGTCAGCAGGCCATGGAGATGATGAAGACCGGTCGGATCCTGAACCTGGTGAACGTTGACCTGCTCGGTGAGGGTTACGACTGCCCTGCTGTTGCAGGTGTAATCATGATGCGCCGTACTGTCAGTTACTCCCTGTTCAAGCAACAGTTCGGTCGGATGCTCCGTATCGCGGAAGGTAAACAGTACGGGGTGCTCATTGATATGGTCGGCAACACCCGCTATATGATGCAGACGTTCGGGCTTCGTTATCCCCACGATGACCCGACCTGGACACTCGACCGACTCACCGACCGAGCACCGAAAACCTGTCCTGAATGTGACTCCGATAAATTCTTTGATGGCGTCTGTCGCGACTGCGGTTATGAAGACCCTGATAAAATTGAGACTATCGAGTGTCCTGAGTGTGGTGCCATCGGGACTGTCGGTGCCGCACCAGACCACGAAGGTAAGATGCTCGTGTTCATCAATAGTGTCTGCCCTGAGTGTGGTCACGTTGAAACTGATGACGAGCGAGTCACCCGCATCAGGGAAATAAAGGTGAAGGATGGTGTCCTTGAAGAACAGGCTTTCGACCTGGTTGAGGAATTACTGGCTAAACGTGACACGTTCTATGCACCAGTTCAGAGCATTGCTAATAAATTCCGTAATGACGGGTCTATCGCAATGCGGTCTGCGGTCAATAACCACGCAACCAGGCAATCTAATCTAGACACCCTCCGCCACTGGATACAGCGCTGGTGTGAACAGAAATGGCTGGAAACTAGAATGACACATAAACTTATACAGGACGAGTTCGAGATCCGATTCGGTGTTAACATACTCCGGTGCCAGGGTGACTACACTGCTGGTCAGATGGATGAGTTAACTCGACGGGTTCAGGGTGATATGAATGCAAGAAAAGCCTCATGAATGGTGCGCAAGAATGAGAGATACAGCCGCTGATGGTGAGACTGCATACCACTACCATCAGCTTTATGAAATGTGGAAAGAACGAGAGGTAAAAGATGATTAAAAGATTGCAGACGGACATGAAGCGGATTGGTTTTTATACGGGTGAAATTGACGGGAAGTGGGGACCACAGTCTGAAAAGGCGTATCGAGCACTGGTTGGTCTACTTGATGAAGCGTCTATTTCATGGGGGTCGAAAGTTTCACCTGCATTCCGCTCAAAAGTCATTGATATCTCAGCACGACTCGGAGTTGACCCGGACGACCTGATGAGCTGCATGGCTTTCGAGAGTGCGGAAACGTTCAGAGCAGACATTAAAAATGCTGCTGGCTCAGGTGCAGTCGGTCTCATCCAGTTCATGCCGTCAACAGCAAAAGGTCTGGGTACATCAACAGAGTCACTAGCCGCAATGACACCAGAGTCACAGCTCGATTATGTTGAGAAATATTTCAAACCGTATTCGGGTAAGATGAAAAACCTGGGTGACATCTATATGGCTATCTTGTGGCCTGCTGGTATTGGAAAATCTGACGACTGGGTATTATGGAACCAGGCTGACCGACCGACTACTTACAGACAGAACAGTGGTCTCGATATTAACAAGGACTCCGTGATCACTCGTGGTGAAGCAATCAAAAAGGTCAGGGAGAAAGCTGTGCGAGGGGAGCAGTACCGATGGTAACTCCAGACACAATGGAACGACTGTCACCTACCCGTCGACAGGTTGTTATCACACTGCTCAGTATCACCACGCCAAGCGATGACCCGTGGGTGGTCGAGGTTTACGATGCAATCAACAATGCCTTCTTCGAAAAGGCTGCTCGGTTACTTCTACCTCATTCGAGTAGACTATCAAGAAAAATGTTAATGGGAGAGTAACATGACAAAACTAATGACTTGTCATAAATGTCTACATTCTTATTCAATCGAAACATCAGGTATTAAACGAGTAAAGGGTCTTGCAAATAAACAACGATGCTGCCCTAAATGTGGGTGTATGGTATATACGTAGGAGAGTAAAACATGGATTGGAAAGGTGTTGGTAATGCTGTAATAAAAGCAGGGGCTCCACTCTTGGGTGGGGCTCTTTTCGGTCCCGCTGGTTCGGTTATAGCAAGTAT